CTGTCTATGACTTAAAAATTTTAAAGAGGAAAAATAATCGAACCTAGAACTAATAATATTATTACAAAATCAAGTGACGGTGTTAAAGGATGTAGTTGGAAAATAAGAAGTTAGGGATTAGGGACTAGTTTATTACTAGTTTTTGATTATTAGTATTTAGACTGGCGATTTTTAGCTACAAAAATTGTAGTTAAGTAGATGGGCGAAAAAACTCTAATCTCCGAAGGAGATTAACTATTTGGTCGAAAAAGCTCGCATAATGCGATTTATAAGGATATGAATTTCTTCATCAATATCTTTTTCATTGCAAAAACGCTCACAGGAGAGATTATTAAGTCGCGCCAAAAATGCGTGTAAAACTTCGTGAAATGCTGTATTTTCGATTTCCTCAGGAGTTATTTTTACTCCGTCCCAGTTAATCGCAAGTTCAAAAGTTAACATTTTATGATCTTCCCGGCTTGTCCAATATCTTGTAAGTGCAAGGACATTCGATGTCAACTCTCTGTGTCTAAATTCGATTTCATATTCAGTAACTCCGAATAATTCGAGATAATATAAACAGGTTTGTTTAAAGAGCTTAAAATCCGCTTTGGATGTATGGACTTTTTTCGACATATGTGATATAATAGCAGCAATGAGTGAAGAAGTCAAGACAAAAATCGAGAAAATTCCCAAACAATCCTTAATTCCCATAATTCCCGTTGAAAATCCACAGGATATAAAAGTTTCGCGGCAAAAAAAGGACAGGAGTAAAACACGCCCCGGAGCAAAAAACGGCGGTAAGTGTAAAGTTAAAGTTCCGATAAGTTCGATTGTTGCCTATGCGAAAAAAGGCTTAAGCCAAGCGGAAATTGGCAAAATTCTTGGAGTTGAGCAGCAGACGATTAGCAGACATTTGCGTAAAGCTGGATATACTATGCAGCAGTTGATTAATTATCGTAATGACAAAGCAGATATTTTGGCCTTGCAGGGCATGAAAATGCTGGATAAAATTGACGAAGCACAAGATGTGGATATTAATACAACAAATGATATAAAAAATGTCGCTACGGCTTTTGGGATTTTAAATGACCATGAGAGGAAGGAAAGAGGTCTAAGTACGGAAAATATTCTTTTTGCCGGAATTGAGCAAGAGGAAAAGGATTTAATTGCGGAAATTGCTATTATTGAGGCGGAGATTAAGGAAAAGGAGAAAAAATAATATGTCAATTAAATCCGAATTACAAGAAAAACTCCGAATTCTCCAACATCGGAAGAATATTCTCGACCAGAAAAAAGAAAAATATATTTTAGATAATAAAATAGAGTTTTTTAATGGTAGGCATAAAATAAATGGAAAAGTATTCCAACCAAATCCACCACAGCAGGAATTACTTGATGCTTGGACGATGGAGCAGTATAAGACTTTTATATTTTCAGGTGGAAATCGTTTAGGCAAGACCGCAATCGCGACAATTATTGCTTTATCGACTTTATTTGGCAAATTTCTCTGGAATAATAAAAAATTATATTTCCCACACACGCAGCCGCGAAAAGTTCGTTATATCGGGCAGGATTTTCAGAAACATATTCAGCAGGTAATTGTTCCGGCACTGCACGAATTTTGGCCCAAAGCACGAAAAAGGAAAATCAAAAAGGATATGCAGGGAATTGAAGCATCATGGACGGATTTGGAAACTGGAGGGCAGTTAGAAATTATGTCCTGTAAGCAAGACCCAAATTTGCACGAAGGCTGGTTCGGAGATTTAATTGTATATGACGAACCGCCGCCAAGGAGTATTTATGTAGCAAATGCGAGAGGTTTACCAGATAGGCAAGGGAAAGAGTTATTTTCCGCAACACTTCTAAAGGAGGCTTGGATTGATAAAGAAGTTATTAAAAAGATGGATGAACAGGGTAATCCTGACTTATCGGTTTTTTCAGTTCATGGGGAAATCTTCGATAATATCGGATATGGACTCACCCAAGAAGGGGTTGACCAATTTGCAAATAAGCTTTCGGAAGAAGAGCGAGACGCAAGACTTTTGGGAATACCATCGTATATGTCAGGTTTGGTGCTTCCGCAATTCCAACGGAAAGTGCATATCACTCCTAAACGATTCAAAATCCCCCTCGACTGGATTGTTGACATTGCAATAGACGTCCACCCGAGAAAAAAACAGGCGATTTTGTTCATGGCGACTTCTCCGAAAAATGAAAAGTATTTAATCCATGAAATTTGGGATCATGGAGACGGCAAGTGGATAGGCGAAGAAATCATGCGTAAGGTCTTGACAAATCACTATAGAATTGGTAAAATAATAATTGACCCACTAGCAAAAAGTGATACGAATAACGAAGACGCAAGTTCGACTTATGATAAAGTCGATGCTGTGTTGGCACTTCATGGATATAATTTAGATGTCGCCTCAAAAGACAAAATTTCCGGTATTATCATGCTCAAAGAACTTCTTCTTGGGCCGAATAAAATGCCGAGTTTGTTTGTCTTTCCTGACCTCCCAAGAACGATTTCAGAAATAGAAGGTTGGATGTATGAGACTCAAGGTGATGATATTGGAAAGCCGCAGAAAGTGAATGATGATTTTCCAGAAGATTTATACCGACTTGCCCTCTTGGATACACAATATTATCCCCCCGAAGATGATGGGGTTGAGGAAGAGGTTAGTTCCGATAGGGGCGCAAGTTCTGTAACGGGGTATTAGAATGAAAAATCCTAAATCATATTTAAAAGCGCAAAAAATTCCGATTGTAGGAAAGTGCCCTAAGTGCGAAAAAGCTGAACTTGAACTTTGGATAATGGAAGTGTGTAAATGCTGCCGCAAAGAAAAGAAAAAGTAAAGTGCCCGTGTTGTAACGGATACGGGTGGGTTGAAGTTTTAAAAAATAAACTGGAAGAGAAAATAAATCAAAAAGTGAAAATTGAAAAATTGAATAAACAAATTCAAGATGCGAAGGAAGAAGAATAAGGTTAAATGCCTAATACTAAAAAAACCACAGTAAATCTCGTTTCCCAATTTGACGAAGAAGAACTTAAAAAAATTGGAAACAAAGTTTATGATGATTATCATAACGACCTCCAATCCCGTTCCGAATGGGAAAGGAAACGTAATAAGTGGTATAAACTTTGGGCCTGCGAGAGAGATGAGAAAAATACCCCTTGGCCTAATGCGAGTAATGTCTGCATTCCTATGCTTTCTACCGCTGTTAATCAATTCCACGCGCGTTCCTATCAATCTATTTTCGCGGCCCCCGGTTTTGTAAAAGCAATCCCTGTTGGTAAGCTTGATCACACACGCAGCAAGCTTGTTGAAGCGTTTATGAACTGGCAGATAAATTATGAAATGGAAGAGTATGAGGAAGTTATGGATAAACTTCTCCTCCAACTTCCTATTGATGGTGTGGCATTTAAGAAAATCTTTTACGATGTCGAAAATGAGAGGCCAAGAACAGAATACATCCCCGCACTTGATTTAGTCCTGCCTTACCGAACAAAATCGCTTGCAACTGCGAGAAGGATTACACACCGGCTTTGGCTACATTATGACGAATTGCAGGATAGGGATGATTTAGGACTTTATGAGAATTTTGAAAAGATTTCCGATACTGCGGCACAAAAAACCGAAGGAACAATTACCCAAGACACGGCAGATAAAATAACTGGTGTAAGTTCGACTAGAGCTGTAGACGAACCGCATTTGATTCTGGAATGTCATACAAAACTTTTAATTGATGGAAAACGCGAGCCGGTAATCATCACCATTGACGAAGCTACCCAAACAGTTTTACGAATCACGAGTCGGGTTTTTAAAATAGGCAAAAAACAGAAAGTTTTAAATTATTTCCGAGATTATCACTTCCTTCCGAATCCTGAAGGGTTTTATTCCTTTGGTCTTGGGCATTTTGTTGAGCAATTAAATGAAATGGCGAATACAGCTTTTAATCAAATCTTCGATTCAGGCCGATTGACAAATCAACCTTGGGGATTTTATGGGCGCAAGGCCGGTATTCGGGCAAAGAAACTTAAACTCTATCCCGGGCTTATGACAGAGGTCGCAGATGCGGGACAGGTTTCTTTTCCGCAAATGCAAAAGCAGGATGGGGTTTTGTTCCAAGTTATCGGACTTACACAACAATTTGTCGAGACGTTTACTTCAACTTCGGATTATATTCTTGGTAGGGAGAATCAAGGCACGCAAACTCCTACTGCGCGCGGGACACTGGCTCTTATTGAGCAGGGTTTGGTTGTGTTCTCAGTTATGACAAAGAGAATTTTTCGCTCTCTTAAAGGCGAGCTTGGGGATATATTTGCTTTAAATCAAATCTTTCTTCCTGACGGAAAAGAGTTTGTTGTGATGGAAGGGGAGGATAGAATTCCCTTTCCGGATATTAAACGAAAAGATTTTAATCATAAATATCACATTAATCCTGTTGCAGACCCGGCATATTCATCTCGAACAGCGCGGAAACAAGAAGCTTTGGAACTTTATCAAGCAATGATTGTGAACCCACTAATTGCCGGAAATCCCGGAGCTGGAATGTCGCCGAATTTTCAAGCTATCCATGCCTTGACTAAAAATCTAATTAATACTTTCCAAATCACAAATGCGGAGGAAATCCTCCCTGCAATGCCACAGCAATCTATTTCTCCCGTTGATGAAAATGCTATGTTTATGCAAGGAGATGCGAGAGATCCTGTTCCGGGAGAGAATCACGAACAGCATTTGCAAGTTCATGCGACTTTCAGGCAAGGTGCATTTTATTCTGATATGAAAGCGGAGTATAAAGAATTATTTGAAACTCATATTACAAAAACGAAACAATTAATGCTACTTGAACAAGAACGTGCCAAAGTATTAGGAGAACAAGAAAATGCCACAGGACAAAAAACACAGGGCGGTGCAGGCGGTATCCCAGCAAGCGGTGGAGAATCTATTGGGGGAGTTAAACTCTAATGCGATACATGATTGGTTGAAAGATCCTGTTACCGAACTTTTCTTTGGTTTTGTGCAGTACATGAAAAAAGATAATGAGGAACAAATTTTTGCAAAACTTCAGTTAAATGATCACTTTTCTGCGTCAAATTATTCCGCAGCAAGGGAAGAGGATATAATGATTATGACAATTCCGGAGAGAGTAGTTGATGCTATTGAAGATATTCGGGATGAGAAAAAAGCCGCTAAAGAAGCTAATGAGAAGGGAGTAGTACATTGAAACTAATACCGCATGAAAATCGTCTTATTATGGAAAAAACAGAAGAGGCGCATTCTCGAATTGTTATGTCGTCTGACGCAAAAGACAGGTCACTTACAGGAATAGTGTGCGAATGCGGCCCGGATTGTGTGCGGGTCAAGCCCGGGGATAAGATTCTTTATGCTCGACACAGTTGGATGGATCTTCCGTGGATAAGTCGAGATCACCCATATTATGATAAATTTATAATGAACGAAGATGATGTACTTTGTACAATTGATGAAAGTGAGGAAAAGTAAATGGCAGAGCCGGAAGTAAAAGATCCTGAAATTGACGACAAAAGTGAGGATGGTAAAACCAAACATGAACCGCCTGAAGGTAGTAAACGGTTTAATGAAATTTATGCGGAAGCGAAGCAAGGAAAAAGGGATACTGAGGCGCTGACCAAAAAGGTTGATGATTTGTTTAAACAGAATGCAAGCCTAGAAGAACAAAACGCAGCTTTACAAGAAGCAATGGAAGTTCTCAATTCCAAAGTTTCTGAGACAGGTAAGCCTGATCCTATGCTTGACCCGGAGGGATATGAGACTTGGTTAACGGATAAGATTGCCGCGAAGCTAAAGAAAGATATTTCTCCGCCCAAAGATCCTAAACCTGCTGAAACTGCTCAATCTCCAAGTTCGTTGGAAACACAAATTCTCGTGCAAAAAGGCTTGCATACGGATTATGTTGAAGTTGTAACTGAGGCAGAGAAAGAGATGGCGAAAAATCCATATCTTAATGCTCAAATTCGTGGTGCAGAAGATCCTGCGAAAGCGGCTTATGATTATGGTATTAAACAACGTGAAGAGAGAAGGGCCGAGTCGGATGCAAATCGCGGGCAAGGTCATGTTGAAGCCGGCTCATATCCGATAGGCAAAACGGGAATAAATCTCACTCCGGCACAAATTGCTATGGCTGATAAACTTGGTGTCAAACGTGAATCATATGCGAAACGGCTCGCAGAAATAAATAGGAGTTAATTAAAATGGCAAAACGTGGCAGACCCGCTAAAAAGAAAACTACAAAACCTTGGGAAGGTGCTGATAACCCTTGGACAAAAGATGTGTTCAAGCTCCCTAAGCAACATAAAGGCTTTCATCCCTGTTTTGTTGGTAAAAAAGATGTAGATGATTATCTCTCCAAGGGCTATGTTTATGCAAATCCGGAAGACTATGGTATAATTAAATCAGATGAGTCGGATAAGGGAATTTCTCCGAATAGAGTTTATCGTAAAGAAACAGTTCTTTTGGAGCTTCCAAATCATTTGAAGAAAATGTTAGACGACTATCAACGGGATTATATTGACCAGCAAACGCAGGGGGCTTTAAGAAGCGACTCTGATAGGGTCAGTAAGGACTCTGGTGGCGGAATAACTACAAAGTTAGAAACCACAGTTTCTTAATTTCTCGCTCGCCTTAGTGCGCTATTCGTGATTGAATTCACGCCTTTCGTTCGATAAGAACGCCGGTTCAAATAAGAAAATTTAACCTTTTCAAAAGGTGTGATATTTATGGCGAATAAAGATAGGCCGAGAGGTCTATGGCCCCTTTATCATCTTCACGGCGGAGTAATCCGTACTAATACCTATACTGTAACCACAGGCCAAACTATATATAAGGGTGACCCTGTTATAGCTGTTGCTGGTGGGACGGTTTCGATTGCAAGTGACGATTCCGGAATTTTGTGTATTGGTGTAGCTGCAACTAGGTCTACTGCAAGTTCTGCTGCTGGCGAAACGATAGAAGTTTGGGACGACCCGGGCATTGCGTTCGGGATTCAAAGTGTTACCGGCCAGACTCCGGCTGCGACTGAGGTTTTTGCTGCGGCAAATCCTGATGTTACGGCTCCGTCTGTTGGTGATGTAAGTGCGACTGAGTTGCTGGCGGCTTCTGCACAGGCGGCTACGTTTAAGATACTTGGTTTGGTACAGGATGTTGATAACGCTTGGGGCGAACATGCTGATTTGGTAGTTATGTTTAACGAACACTTCTTTGGCGGTAGCGGTATTGCCAATAATGGTATATAGAAAGGGGATGAAGAATAATGACAATGTTACGAAGTAATTTTGGCGATCTTCTAGCCCCCGGATTCAGGGATATTTTCTTCCTGAAATACGGCGAAGTTCCGCCCATGTTTGAAAAAATGTATAATATGGAAACTTCTTCGCGGAAATACGAAGACGATTCATATGTTTCTGGTCTTGGTAATGTTCCGGAGAAAGACGAAGGATCTCCGTTTACTTATGACGCAGCGATTCAGGGGTATGATGTGCGTTATACTCATAAGACGTATTCACTCGGCTACAAAATCTCTCGCGAGATGCATGAAGACGATTTGTACGGTATTATGAAACAAATGCCTCGCGCTCTTGGTAGGTCTATGAGAATTACAGTCGAGACTGATGCGGCAAATTTGTATAACCGTGCTTTTGATACGACTAATTATGCCGATGGCGGTGATGGTAAAGCTTTGCTTACGACTGACCATCCGTTGGTTGGCGGAGGTACGCAGAAGAATGAGCTTACGACTGCTGCGAATCTGAACGCAACTTCTCTTGAACAGGCGAAGCTTGATATACGAGCAACGACTGATGATAGAGGTCAGTTGCTTCATCTAAGGCCTAAACTGTTGGTCGTTCCTCCGGCTTTGGAAGACACAGCTAAGATACTTCTTGGTTCTGCTTATGATCCGGATAGTGCGAATAATGCAATAAATCCTTATCACAATAAATTCGAACTTGTTGTTTGGGATTATTTGACAGCATCAAGTGCTTGGTTTGTTCTTAGTGACGAACACGCAGTTAAATGGTACTGGAGAGTTAAGCCGGAGCACGAATCTGATAATGACTTTCAGACTGACGATGCGCTGTTTAAAGTTCGCGCAAGGTGGAGTCGAAAGTGGAGTTCGCCTTGGGGAGTTTTTGGATCACCGGGCGTTTAATTTAATTAACATACTGTTGGGGGTAGATTACCATTTGCCCCCCACAATTCCTTTTTGGAGGTAAAAAATGGGTTCTTCAATTTATGAGCACGGTTTTGCTAATGGTGTGACTATTCGCGGTGTGCCAATTCTCACAATGCATCCCGGAAATGTTTTTTGGGTGGATTCAGGTATTGGTTCTGATAATGCGACTAGCACTAAAGGCGGAAAACTTCCTACAAATCCTTTTGCTACTATTGATTATGCGGTAGGTAGGTGTACGGCAAATAACGGCGATATAATTGTTGTTGCTCCCGGACATACGGAAACAGTAACTGCGGCTGCTGGGCTTGCGCTTGATGTTGCAGGTATTGCAGTTGTAGGACTTGGCTCTGGTTCTGATAGGGCGACTGTGAATTTCACAACTGACGTTGATGCCGATATGGATGTTGATGCTGCGAATATTTCAGTGTATAACATTCTCTTTACTGGCGGTATTGACGCGCTTACCGGCCCGATTGATGTAAATGCTGCGGATTTCTCATTGGTAAACTGTGAGTATCGTGATGTAACAGGTCAGGCGACTGATGTTATTGTCGCAGATGCGAATGCTGATAGGATTTATATTGACGGGCATTTTCATAATGGTGCTGCTGCGGCGGGAGCGAATTCTGCCATAGCTCTAACTGGTATGGATAATCCGGTAGTTAAGAATTTCAAAATTGTCGGCAACTTTGCTGTTGGCGCAATTGATATTCGCACAACTGCCGCTGTTGATGTTGATTTTCATACTGGCTATGTTTGGAATAAAAATGCGGCGGATATTGCCATTGTTGATACTATCACAGCATCAACTGGTAAAATAGGCCCGGACTTGTTTATTATGTTGACTGACAATGCGGCGAATGTTACTGAAGCTGTAACTGGCGCAACATTCCATACATTTGACCCTGTTTATGTTTGTAACCTTGCCGGTGAAAAAGCAATGTTAATAAACACTACAGCCTCAACTGACGCTTAATTTTGATTTGAAAACGCTAGGGGGAATAAACTCCCTAGCGTAGTTTTAATGCTACGTTTTCATGGAGGTCTTTAATGTCCAGTCCGAAACGATATACAAAAGGCGTGACGAATGTTTCGTCCGCAAATCCTTTGGGGCAATATCTTGCTCCCGATCCCACAAAATTCCATACTTGGTTTGATGATTTTGATCATTATGATCTTGCAGATTGGATTATAACTACCACTGAGGCCGGTGCTGGTTCTGCGACTGAGGCGGTGCAGAATGAAGATGGTGGGGTACTTCTGCTTACAAATGCTGCCGGCGATAATGATTTAGATTTCCTCCAGTATGCGGGTGGGACTTCTGCTACCGCTGTTGAGACATTCTTAATGGAGAGCGGCAAAAAAACTTGGTTTAAAACTAGAGTGAAAATCTCTGATGCAACACAGGCCGAATTTGTAGTTGGACTTCAGATAACCGATACAACCCCCCTTGCTGTTACGGATGGCATTTTCTTCAAAAAAGATGATGGGGATACTAATATCGATATAGTTTGCCAAGAAAGTGCAACTGCCCTTACGACAAATGAGGCTATTGCAACAGCTACTACAAATTATGTAGAACTTGCTTGGTATTATGATGGTATATCTACAATTACTTATTATGTAGACGGTCTGGAAAAAGGAACAATTACGACAACTAATGTTCTTCCTTCGACTGAGCTTACGGTTTCGTTTGGCGTTCAGAATGGTGAGGCGGTTGCCAAGACTTTTTCGATAGATTATATTTTTGTTTCCAAGGAACGAGGTTAATGAAAGCGTGTAATAAATGTAAAAAAGAATTTCCATTGGATAAATTCGCAAAACAAGGTAAACGTGGCTTAAGAGCGGTATGTAAATCTTGTTGGGCGGCTTATATGCGGAATTATAATGCTAAAAATTCTGAAAAAATTCGAGAGAACCAGCGACTTTGGAAACTGAATAATCATGATACTTATAAAAGCAGCCAGCTGAAGCATAATTTCGGTATTTCCTTAGAAGAATATAAGGAAATGTTATTGGCGCAAGATTTCGGCTGTGCTATCTGTGGAAAAACTGAGACAATTATAGATCCTAGAACTGGTACGCCAAGAATGTTAGCAGTAGATCATTGTCACGAAACAGGCAAAGTACGAGGTTTGCTTTGCTTCGCCTGTAATAGTGCAATTGGCTCGGCAAGACACTCAACTGAAATTTTAGAAGAGATGATTAATTATCTAGATAAGCAAACAGAAAAGGAAGTCTGTTATGGCTGACACAGTAAATACTCTCTATCTTTGGCCTCCGAATTGGGATAATTCCCAAGAGTCAGGCGTACGAAAAGTTATTGTCCAATTCACTAGTGTCTGTGATGGTACTGGTGAAAGTTCGGTAAAAAAGTTTGACCTTTCCGAATGGACAGGCCCGACTAATCAACCTGTACGAAAAGTAACAGTTGAGAAAATCGAATATGATGCTTTTGGTTTTACAAGTGTGCAGTTAGATTGGGACAGAACACCACGACAAGTTATTGCAGTTCTTGCAGGAAATAACTCGGGGACTTTAATGGGCCAAAGAGCCGATGTGAGTGATGGTACAGATGGGACTGGAGATATACTTTTAACCTCGTCTGGCGGAGATTCAGGAGATTCTTATAATATCACCTTAACACTTATTCTTCACGAGTAATTAATGGCTGTAGATATCCGTATTATGGATGGCGAAAGTGACGGGTATCCTGTGAAAGTTACTTCTGACGGAGCTTTGGTAGTTTGCCCAGAAGAGCATCATGCTTCTTTTACTGAAGAGTATACAGCAGATGCTAGCGGAAATGTTGCCGCAGTTACAATAATTACCCCATCTAGTGGTTTAAAACTTAGTGTACATGCGTTTAATGTCCTTACTGATGGGACATCTGGTACAATTAGTTTAGATTTTCTTGCGTCAGGAAAAAAGATTTTGCGAATGTACCCCTCAAAAACTGCACAAGCTAATACGACCCTTACACATGTTTTTGGTGCTGTGGATGAGGTAATAACTTTTACTGCAGCGGGTATAGGAAGCGGGAGTAAAGTTTTTGTTAGTGTTCAGTATATAAACGAGATAGTTTAGGTGATAATTAATGGCAATAGATAATACTATTGTTGATGGCGGCAATAACGGATATAAAGCAGAAGTTACGTCTGCTAACCGACTTCAGGTAAATACCCAAGGTGGTGCTGCTGGCGGAACTTCGTCAACAGATGATGGAGCATTTACTGTTGCTACTGATTCTGGAACTCCCGCAATGGGAATTTTTTCTGCCGATACTGTTGATGCTGGCGATGTTGGTGTTCTTGCGATGGATGCGAGTAGGCGGCTTTTAGTTTCTATCGAAGTTGATAATGTGGGTATCGGCGGTGGGACTCAGTATACTGAAGATGTAGCTACACCAGCCGCAATAGTCGGAACCGCTGGAATGATGGAGCGGGATGATATTATCGCAACCCTTACTCCTGTAGAAGGCGATTGGGCAGCATTTAGATGTTCTGCTGAAGGTGCGCTTTGGGTTCAGGAATTTAATTCCGATGCGATTAGAGCGGCTGTAGAGCTTATAGATAATGCTATTTCTGGCAGCGAAATGCAGGTAGATATTGTAGCGGCTTTACCAGCTGGAGCAAATTCTATAGGAACACTTGGAGCAAATTCTGGTGTTGATATTGGTGATGTTGATGTAACTTCAATTACTGGAGTTACAATGTCTAATGCAGGAATGCAGATAACTGGTGATGAAGCACACGATGCTGCTGATGCTGGAAACCCAGTCAAGATAGGACATAAAGCTGTTTTATTTAATTCCTCCGCACCCCCAAATGCAGCAGCCGCAGAAGATGATAGAGTAAATAGTATCGCAGATGAATATGGCCGGCAGTATGTTGAAATAACTCATCCTAATTATTGGGATGTTTCGGTTGATTATGCTACAGCACAAACAAATGCGACTGTAAAAGCAGCGGCAGGCGCAGGACTTTCGTTATATATAACAGATATTATCTGTTCAAACGGGGCCACAGCAGGTAATATAACTTTACTTGATGGTTCAGGTGGTACAGTATTATGGGAACTTTATCCAGCAGTTAACGGAGGTGCAACACAACAATTAAGATCACCAATTAAATTAACAGCCAATACATTATTGGCTATTACAAGTACAACAGTGACAACGCATAGTTTAACAGTTAGTGGATTCATAGCACCATAAGGAGAATAAAATGGCTAGAGATTTGGAACATGATGAGGGAGCGCGATTACTAAGAAGTGCGATATTAAATGCTGAGGATAATTTGAAAAGTTTTATGGTATTTATGAATAAAATAGCAGTTTTTAAAGCTTTTCCCGCAGCAGACAGAATTGAGATTCTTGCAGCATTAGGTATGACAGCGGCAGAAGTTCAAGCAAGACTAGACCCATTAGAGGCAGTACTTCCAACTATTAATGCCATGACATTTAAAGCTAGATATTCTATTTAGTAAGGGTATAGTTTAATATGGCTATAGCGTTAGATGTAAATAGTCCTACCGATTATACAAGTGCGGCTTTTGGTGTAACGTCTTATACATTTGCTCACGATTCTGGGACTGGGAGTAATAGGTATCTCACGGTTTCGGCTGTGCACAAAAAAGCATCAACGGAAACTATCACCGGAATGACGTATAACGGTGTTTCCATGACATCGTTGGGAAATCTGGACGATGGCGATGGCAGTACGATTGTAGCTATGTTC